GTCAGAAGTTTTAACCCCTCCAATTAAAGCATTAAGTTCTTTGCTTCTATACCCACTGCTAATGTGAATTGGCACACCAAAGTGTTTTCTAATTGGCTCGAATACATTTACGGCTAACTTCTTAAAGTTTTCCAAGTGTTCTGGTGTTGGCATATTTGATATACCCTTTCTTTTTGCCGAATCACTCTTAATTACTTCGGCTAAATCTAAATGTTCTGATAGTTTCATATTAATCTACTTTTTCTTGTTCGTCTTGTTTATCTTGTTTTTTGCTAAATATCCTTTCAGCACCAGTAATCCCTAATGAACCAAAAGATAGTAAAGCTATTGCATCTACCAAAGCATCGCTTGGTATTTTGAATGATTGTGAAAACCCTCCTAATATAAGAGAAACGAATAAACAAAATGAACCTACAATGCCTACAAGCCTTTTTGAACTTGGCTCGTTTTTCTCACAAAAAAACTTTGTGAAAAACCATCTTTCTTGTTTTTTATTTTGCATAACTTTAATTTTTAAAATTGATTATCAAGTAATTAAAGTTTCTCGGCTATAAAATTGTAATCTTTTATTCAAAGATAAAAAAATTCTTTATATTTGTTGTATCGGAGTGGAAGCCGAAATAAAAAATAATTAAATTCCCGTAATGATGTAGACTTCCACCTATTGATTTACGGGTTTTTGCTTTATGGAACATTATAAAAATTTTAGTTTAGAGCCAATCGTTTATCAAGACGAAAAAGGATTAGATTGTATTGAGCAATGGAAAGATATTCCTAATTACGAGGGTTTATACCAAGTAAGTAATTTAGGTAGGGTTAAATCATTACAAAGAATTGTTTTTACTTTGAATAAAAATTGTACTTATAAGCCAATAATCATAAAATCATTTGTAACAAAAAGAGGTTATTTTGAAGTTAGATTATGCGCCAACAATATTTCAAAAGCTAAAAAAGTTCATAGGTTATTAGCAGAATCTTTTATTCCCAACCCAAACGAAAAACCTCAAGTAAATCATATTGATGGAAATAAATTAAATAACAATATTTTAAATTTAGAGTGGGTTAACAATAGAGAAAATAGTTGTCATAGAGTAAAAAACTCAAGTTTGACAAGCAAATTTGTAGGAGTTTCTTATTTTAAAAGAGATAATAAATGGCGTAGTTCTATTCAAATTAATGGTAAATCAATAAGGTTTGGTATGTTTAAAACCGAAGAAGAAGCTTACCAAAAAAGAGTAGATTTTGAAAAACAAAATGGAATAGTGAATAAATATTTATAAAAGCCACCTTTTTGAGATGGCTTTTTAACTAAATTTTACCCTATATATTGTTTCATTAAAAGGTCGGTTTTAATTTTTAATGCTTGCTCTAACGTAAGTGCTTTTGAATTTTTAATAAGCGGATTTGGCAATGTTAATGGTATTAAAAGTTTTTTTCGATTTAATATTAAATAATCCTCTATGATTTTTTTAAATTTTTCATTATCTTTAATTACAATCTTTTCATCGTCAATATCAACGTAACAAAAGTATCGTTGGTTACCGCTATGATATTCTTGGTTTACATAATTCTCTACCAACTTAAGCATTTCGTATTTATCCTCAAACTTTCCACGATGTTTGTCTACCGAATCCGTATTCTTATGAAACCTAAGCCAATTTAAGTTTTGCCAAATTTTAGGAGATATTCTTCCTACGGATTGAAAGTGTAGGATAATATCAGTGTCGGAATGGCGGTTTGTACATATTGCACCAACCAAGTCGTTTGGTAAGTAGTCTGAAATGTATCTATTGATGTCCTCGATAAGTAGTAATCCACCTCTATAATCGTTTAGAATTTTAAATAAAGTATCTTGAATTTCGTTTATTGTCATACGCACTCCATTTTCATGGAATGGTCTAATTCTTCTTGCCTCAATATGTGGGTGTGCTGAAAACCTCATAACATCAGACAACTTTAATGCCTTAATATCCTCGAATTCATCGTTCACATCAAGGATTAATGCTCTACGAGGGGGAACACCCTTTGCTGGATTACCCATAACGTATTGTTTTATCATCTTGGTAGTCGTGTATGTTTTACCGCAACCTTTTCTACCAACGGCTACTCCTAATTTTGGTTCTCTTAACTCCATTATTTTTTTGTTCTTGGTTTTCTTGTCGTTGTTTTGGTTGTTCTTGTTTTACGAACTGGTTTCTTCGGTTCGTCTTGACCGCTTAACCTTTCCAATTCAGCTAATATATCTGCGTTACCAAATTCGGGCATACCATCTGGTTCTTGGAATGATTCCTTAAATCCACCATTATCTTTTAAGTTAGAAAACACACCTACTTCTTCGGGTTCTGCAAAATATTCCATTTGTTCTTCCAAATTTGTTTTAGGCTTGCTTGTTCTTGTTTTTGGTCTTTCAGTAACCACTTCGCTAATATTTTCAGTATATTCTACACTACTTGCTTCTTGTTGTGGGCGAACTGGTTGTTCTGCTCTCGGTTTTGGCGCTCTACTTTCACGCAAAGCAATTGTATTTTCTTTAAGCGAATTAAGAATGTTGTCAGCGGTTTTCTTTAACATAAACGCTTGAACTCCTTTAGTACCTAAATCCGTTACGAAATAGTAAGCCAACAATTGCTCGTCAGTCATACCAATTCCACGCTTCTTAAATACACGAACCAAAGGCGGTTTTACCTTTTCCTTAAATTCATCACTTACTTCAAACGCACTTTTGATACTATCGTTATACTCTACCGCAAACTCCTTAACTGGCATAACACCACCTTCGGTTGGAATACCAATTTCAGCATCAATATCACCTTCGGCAATAAGCCTATCTAATTTAGCTTCGCTAATTTCGGGCAACTTCCCTAAGAATCCACAACCTTTTTCGTATAAGTCCAAAGTCATTTCTGCCATCATTTCAGCACCCATAGCTTTTTCCTTACCATCTAATTCACTATACGCTTCATTAAATGGTCGTTGTTCTTCTTTGGTTTCGGCTTCGGGTTCGTCAAATGCAGTGTACATTGGGGTTTCAAAAGCTGGAACTTCCAATTCGGGCATTGGTTGTGATGAATCAATTTTGTGCGAAGTATAACTTCTTTGTTTTACTGGTGCATCAAGTGGGGAAAAATCACTATCAATAATTTCTGGTTCAAATGTTTCTTGGTTACTCATTTTTTTTAAGCTTAAAGTTTGTTATTTATATTGGTAATACGTTTAAGGATTTTGTAATCATCTGGTCGCCTATCGTTCAAATAATTTATTGAATTTTTGTAAATAGAAACCATGTCTGCTGGCTTGCGAAGTAAGAATGATATATCTGAATTATCAAGTCCAACCTTGTTTTGAAGCAAAAAGGCACAAACTCCTACTGCATATCGCCTATCTTTCAATCGTTTATGCGAGTAAAATTCGTCAATAGTAATGTCGAATTCTTCGCAAACTAATTTAATGATTATTTCTGATTGGTCTACTTGTTCTTGGGTAATTTCTACACTCTTTTTGCGAATGTGTTTAAGTATATCCACTAATTTATCAATCCCTAAAACTTGTATGGTTTTATTAATTTCGGTGAGTAGGGTTGTTGTTGTTTTTTGTTGTTCTTGGTTATCCATAATGTTACTTTAAATAGTCGTCTATTATTTGTTTGGTTTCATCAAAACCAACGGCAAAACAAGCTTTGTAACCTTTTGCATTAAGTTTTTCAATGCTTTCCAGTTGACCTTTTAAATGGTCTTTACTACTTGCTTTAATCGTACCATCTTTTTTAAATGGTGTGTCAATCTTTAATTCTATAAAAAGTCCACTATATCCGTTTCTTGGCTCTAAGATAAGTAAGTCGGGTGTCTTAAATCCAACTTTCTGAATCTTTTTATTTCGTATAGCTTGCATTTTCGTAAGCTTCAAGTTTGCAATCGTATCTGACAAAAATAACACATCGTTATATTGACAAGTTAAGTACCAACTTATAGCGCTTTGTAATTCGTATTCAGTATGTTTCATATCCCGTATTTCTTGGCAAATTCTGGGTGCTTTAAAATTTCTTCACCAACCACTTTAGCAAAATCATTGTCGCTTGGGAAATGTACTCCCATATACAATCTGCTATAAGCAATATCGTCAATCATTTCTTTGCAAAACGAATGTTCCTTTGGGTGCAAGTTACCAATAATACTTAGAATTACAAACGCTTGTAGAGTATGCCCCGAAGGGTAAGAAGGTGTATTAGCCACATAGCTATCGTATGGAAACAACTTTAACTTGTAATACTGCGCTAATTGTTTTGGTCTTGGTCGTTGGAAATAGAATTTTAGCTTGTAAACTAAGTTTTCTATATCTTTAACTACATCGGTGCAAAGTTCATTTGTTTCAATACCTTTTTTTAAGAAGGTCGCATTAATTACTTGTACAAGGTTGCGGTCATAAGACTTGTAACGCTTTAAATACATTTCATTTTCATCATTATCCATAACTTTCAAATAATCCGCAATTTCGTTAAGTTCATCCTTAACCATTTCTGAATCATTTGTCGGAAAACTTTGTTGCTTCAACTTGTCGAACAAGCTATCAACCACGCAACGCTTGATAACATGGTTGTATTGCTCTTTTGTTGGGTTTCCGTAGGTAACTTCGTTTAAGTTCATTGGTTAGTTTCTTTTTATTAAGCCATACATTTAGCCATAAAATCTTTTTTGGCTTGTTCAGCGCCTTCTTGAGAGGCAAATCTTGCGGTTGAAGCATACTTCACCCATTCGGCTTCACATTTTGTAACTTTTGCAGTATCAACAACTGTATCTTTTACATCAGTAGCTAAATCAGTTGTAACTTGCAATGCAGTATCAGCTAATGGTTTTACAACTTTTCTACCCCAATTTTTTTTCATGAATACATAGCCAATTGCTACACCCAATCCGAACCATAATAAATTTTTTGCTTTCATTTTTTTATATTTTAAATTTTAATATTTTCTTGTATGAATTATAGTCATAGGGTACTTTTTCATTTAAGTAATCCCTTCTATACGGACAACGGCAATCTGGATTGATTTTCTCAACCAATTGCTTAATTCCCAAAAAGGTCGTAACCTTTTCTATCGTATCGCCTAATCCTTTACTTTGTGCCACAACTTTTTATTTTAGGTTTTTTGATATTTTCTACCTAAAGCTTTTTGCAAGTTAAATTTAACTTCTTCAATATCACCACTCATGTTATCGAATTCTTCGGCACTTGGTTGTTCGTCAAGTTTTTTGATAGCTTTTCTATAATAGAAAATACCATAAATAGATAACGCTACAAGCAATGCGCTTATAACAATGTCCTTGATGTTCATTTTAGGTTTCGCAATAGATTCCATAGCACCGCCAGTTTCCATTTGTGGAGTTGAAGCTGGTGCTTGATATGTTACGTTTGCAACTTCGGGCGCTGGCGAAGTAGCTGGCGCTGGAGTAGTTGTTGGTGCAGTAGTTTGTGCTTCCATAATTATTTTTTAATTGATTTAGCTATAAGGAATAACCCTAATAGACCACCTATTCCAGCATAGGCGAATTTGTTATTTTGAATATGTGCTTTTAAGGCACTAACAGACTGCTTTGCAGTTCTGGTAGGTTGTGAAAACACAGTTACTTCGGAAAGTTGTTCGCTACTTTCCATTAGCGTAATCTTTTTATCTACCAACTCACTTGCTTTGTAGAATTTAGGTAGGAACCCTACATAACTAATTCTAAAAGTTGAATCGGGTGTTATCAAATCGTTTTCAGTAACGAAGTTACCATCCAAGTCTGCGACAACTCCTAATTTTTCGGCTTTATCACCACTTGTAATAGTAATGTTGGCTAAAGCTAATCCTTCACCCTTGCTATCTAAAACTTGTCCGTTTATTTTCATGCTTTCCCTCCGTTTAATCTGCGAATTGTATAATAGTTAACCACCGCACCTAACGTGAACGAAATAATTCCAACGACAACAAAAATTGTCGAAAGATGCTTGTGAATCTGACTATTTACTTCTTTTTTTACTTCCGCTTGTGAAGCATTATCGTTTTCTAACATTGTAAATGTATGTTGCGCCTACGGCAATTAATATTAATCCTACGGCTAAATAATTTTTGTACGACTTAATAGCCAATCCAAAACTTCCGTTACTTACCCACTCGCTTGGTAATTTTTCAAGCATGATTTTTTTCACTTCCCACACTTGCACTTTACCATCTTTGTTTACATCAAATGCTGGATTTTGTCTTGCAATTTGACTTGCTGAAATACCAGCACCTTGAATTACCCAATCATCTGGCTTCCCAATAGCTAATGGAAAAAACACCGCAAAATAGGTATCTACATAAGATTTTAGTTTTCCTTTGTAAGCATTAAGGTACTTTTCAACGTAATCCAATTGGTCTACTGCTGACATATTTTTCAATGCCGTAGTTGTTGTTCCCAAACCCTTTGCAGTACTTGGTATGAACTGAATTAATCCAGTTGCACCAATACTATTTTGAATACTTGGTGAAAATGTACTTGCGCTTTCCCAATACATAATTGCCATTAGCCAGTTAGGGTCGATACCTAAACGAGTAGATACTTCCCTAACTTTATTTACGAAATCATTCCTATACGAATTAGGAACTTTGCTTTCATATACTAATGCCATATTAAGTTAATTAGTTAGATACAGTTCCACCATAAGGGCAACGACCTCCTCCAGTTGCAGTATAGGTAGTTGTAGAACCATCTTTTTCCATTCTTACACAAACTCTTTGTCTACCAGTTGAGCCAGTTGAAGCGAAACCGCTTGCATTACTATAACCACTCATGTTTGCCATTCCTTTGTCTTGGCTTTTTTTCCATAGGTAATAGGCTACACCTAATACGGCAACACCGCCTAATACCATTTTAGTTTTTTTAGTCATTTTTTTTTAATTTAAGTTACTATTTTTTTTTAATAACTCATTTCTATGTGTTGTTAAGTTTCTTATACATCAGTTGGCTCTAAAGGCTCTGGTAAATTACTACCATCGTTATATTCTACACCAAAATTAATTAATCTTTGTTTTAAATAGTCAAGTTCCTCAAAATATTCAAGTTGTGGTTGCCCAGTTGTTATTTCTTGACCTTGTAATAATTCACCATAGTGAAAAACATCTACCCCATTATGTGCTAAAAA